GCAATAGGTGTGCTGGGTAGCTTGGTATTTGGCCTGCTGACGTACCTGACAAACCTTTATTTCAAGATTAAAGAAGATAAGCGCAAGGCTGCGAGAGGTGAATAATGCCTCCATCATTACGAAAAGCCGTTGCTGCTGCTATTGGTGGCGGAGCAATTGCTATAGCATCAGTGTTAATCACTGGCCCAAGTGGTAACGATGGTCTGGAAGGTGTCAGCTACATACCATACAAAGATATCGTTGGCGTATGGACTGTATGTCACGGGCATACAGGAAAAGACATCATTCCCGGTAAAACGTATACCGAAGCAGAATGCAAAGCCCTCCTGAATAAAGACCTTGCCACGGTAGCCAGACAAATTAACCCGTACATCAAAGTCGATATACCGGAAACAACGCGCGGCGCTCTTTACTCGTTCGTCTATAACGTGGGCGCAGGCAATTTCAGAACATCTACTCTTCTTCGCAAAATAAACCAGGGCGATATCAAGGGCGCATGTGACCAGCTACGTCGCTGGGCATACGCTGGCGGTAAGCAATGGAAAGGCCTGATGACTCGTCGTGAGATTGAGCGTGAGGTCTGTTTGTGGGGGCAACAATGAGCAGGGTAACCGCGATTATCTCCGCTCTGGTTATCTGCATCATCGTCTGCCTGTCATGGGCTGTTAATCATTACCGTGATAATGCAATCGCCTACAAAGAACAGCGCGATAACAAGGCCAGTGAACTGGAGAAGGCGAACGCCACCATTACTGACATGCAGCAGCGCCAGCGTGATGCTGATGCACTCGATGATAAATACACGAAGGAGTTAGCTGATGCGAAAGCTGAAAATGATGCTCTTCGGCGCAAGCTTGATAATGGTGGTCGGGTGCTCGTCAAAGGAAAATGCCCTGTGCCATCCTCAGCCGAAACCTCCAGCGCCTCCGGCATGGGCAATGATGCCACCGTCGAACTCTCTCCAGTTGCTGGACGAAACGTTCTCGGTATCCGGGACGGAATTATCCGCGACCAAACAGCACTGAGAACGCTTCAGGAATACATCAGGACGCAATGCCTTCGATGATAGCGATAATTTTACTCATCATCCTTCACATCTGGCTCTGTAGACAGGGTGGTGCTCACTTCTGGAGTGAATCCAGATTAAACATCTCATTGCTGATGCTTGATATTGAGCATTTTGCGCGCGGTAAGGGGCTGCGTTGAGATAAGAACCAGTCATTACAAATACCAGGATTTAGCCTCGCATTCGCGGGGCTTTTTATTGCCATTACAAAAGCCACTTCCTACAGAGTGGCTTTGATAATGGTTTATACCCTACACGGGATAACTTAACTGATATCCCTTTTAAAGGATAAAGGTATTCAAGCCTGACACATCATGCGCTGTATCGTCGCCGTATTCCCGTATTAACAGAGACCGTAGCCCGACGGGGAACTCCTTCTGCGCGAGTGTGCGGGAATAATCAAAAACGATGCACACCGGGGTTACCGGGTACACATATTTCATCATGCCAGCGAGTCCGGTTCTGGCACGGAAGAAACCGGACGTTATGATTTAGTGCGGAAATATTTGTGTAGTGTTCTGAATGTTCTCAGTAAAGAGTAATGAATTATCAAAGGTATAGTAATACCTTTTGTTTTCGTGGATATTTGTAATCCATCTGAAAACCCCTGCTGTAGCAAGATTTTTCCTGTATTCGTAAAATGATAACTCTCCTGATTTGAATCCTTTTAAGGTGGCTTCTATAAGGCATTTATTTTTTGAAAATCTTACATTTACAACCTTACCCTGTCCTTTTATTAAAACCGTATTATCGTTTTCAAGAACAAGATGAATATTCTCTGTAGCTAAATAGTAAATGTAATGTGAGACATTGTGACGTTTTAGTTCAGAATAAAACCAGTGATAGTTTAAATTATTTCGCACTTTATCGAATATTTGTTTAAAAATGGCAACCTGAGCCATTGTAGTACCTTCCATGTGATATGAGGGGCGTAGTCTGCACGATTATCTAAATTGCTTCAATCTGGTCTGATCTGTTTTCTGAGCAATTCAGTAATGTCACTCTTTTCTTTGTTTGCTTCAGGAGAAACTCTTTTTTCTGAGCACAGTCTCCGGCGGCAGGCTTCAATGACCCAGGCTGAGAAATTCCCGGACCCTTTTTGATCAAGAGCGATGTTAATTTGTTCAATCATTTGGTTAGGAAAGCGGATGTTGCGGATTGTTGTTCTGCGGGTTCTGTTCTTCGTTGACATGAGGTTGTCCCGTATTTAGTGTCGCTGATTTGTATTGTCTGAAGTTGTTTTTACGTTAAGTTGATGCAGATCAATTAATATGATACCTGCGTCATAATTGATTATTTGACGTGGTTTGATGGCGTAGATGCACGTTGTGACATGCAGATGATAATTATTATCATTTTGCGGGTCCTTTCCGGCGATCCGACAGGTTACGGGGCGGCGACCTCGCGGGTTTTCGCTATTTATGAAAAATTTCCGGTTTAAGGCGTTTCCGTTCTTCTTCGTCATAACTTAATGTTTTTATTTAAAATACCCTCTGAAAAGAAAGGAAACGACAGGTGCTGAAAGCGAGCTTTTTGGCCTCTGTCGTTTCCTTTCTCTGTTTTTGTCCGTGGAATGAACAATGGAAGTCAACAAAAAGCAGCTGGCTGACATTTTCGGTGCGAGTATCCGTACCATTCAGAACTGGCAGGAACAGGGAATGCCCGTTCTGCGAGGCGGTGGCAAGGGTAATGAGGTGCTTTATGACTCTGCCGCCGTCATAAAATGGTATGCCAAAAGGGATGCTGAAATTGAGAACGAAAAGCTGCGCCGGGAGGTTGAAGAACTGCGGCAGGCCAGCGAGGCAGATCTCCAGCCAGGGACTATTGAGTACGAACGCCATCGACTTACGCGTGCGCAGGCCGACGCACAGGAACTGAAGAATGCCAGAGACTCCGCTGAAGTGGTGGAAACCGCATTCTGTACTTTCGTGCTGTCGCGGATCGCAGGTGAAATTGCCAGTATTCTCGACGGGATCCCCCTGTCGGTGCAGCGGCGTTTTCCGGAACTGGAAAACCGACATGTTGATTTCCTGAAACGGGATATCATCAAAGCCATGAACAAAGCAGCCGCGCTGGATGAACTGATACCGGGGTTGCTGAGTGAATATATCGAACAGTCAGGTTAACAGGCTGCGGCATTTTGTCCGCGCCGGGCTTCGCTCACTGTTCAGGCCGGAGCCACAGACCGCCGTTGAATGGGCGGATGCTAATTACTATCTCCCGAAAGAATCCGCATACCAGGAAGGGCGCTGGGAAACACTGCCCTTTCAGCGGGCCATCATGAATGCGATGGGCAGCGACTACATCCGTGAGGTGAATGTGGTGAAGTCTGCCCGTGTCGGTTATTCCAAAATGCTGCTGGGTGTTTATGCCTACTTTATAGAGCATAAGCAGCGCAACACCCTTATCTGGTTGCCGACGGATGGTGATGCCGAGAACTTTATGAAAACCCACGTTGAGCCGACCATCCGCGATATTCCGTCGCTGCTGGCGCTGGCTCCGTGGTATGGCAAAAAGCACCGGGATAACACGCTCACTATGAAGCGTTTTTCCAATGGTCGTGGCTTCTGGTGCCTGGGCGGTAAAGCGGCAAAAAACTACCGTGAAAAGTCGGTGGATGTGGCGGGTTATGATGAACTTGCTGCTTTTGATGATGATATTGAACAGGAAGGCTCTCCGACGTTCCTGGGTGACAAGCGTATTGAAGGCTCGGTCTGGCCAAAGTCCATCCGTGGCTCCACGCCCAAAGTGAGAGGCACCTGTCAGATTGAGCGTGCAGCCAGTGAATCCCCGCATTTTATGCGTTTTCATGTTGCCTGCCCGCACTGCGGGGAGGAGCAGTACCTTAAATTTGGCGATAAAGAGACGCCGTTTGGCCTCAAATGGACGCCGGATGACCCCTCCAGCGTGTTTTATCTCTGCGAGCATAATGCCTGCGTCATCCGCCAGCAGGAGCTGGACTTTACTGATGCCCGTTATATCTGCGAAAAGACCGGGATGTGGACCCGTGATGGCATTCTCTGGTTTTCGTCATCCGGTGAAGAGATTGAGCCGCCGGACAGTGTGACCTTTCACATCTGGACGGCGTACAGCCCGTTCACCACCTGGGTGCAGATTGTCAAAGACTGGATGAAGACGAAAGGGGATACGGGAAAACGTAAAACCTTCGTGAACACCACGCTCGGTGAGACATGGGAAGCGAAAATTGGCGAACGTCCGGATGCTGAGGTGATGGCGGAGCGGAAAGAGCATTATTCAGCGCCCGTTCCTGACCGTGTGGCTTACCTGACCGCCGGTATCGACTCCCAGCTGGACCGCTACGAAATGCGCGTATGGGGATGGGGGCCGGGTGAGGAAAGCTGGCTGATTGACCGGCAGATTATTATGGGCCGCCACGACGATGAACAGACGCTGCTGCGTGTGGATGAGGCCATCAATAAAACCTATATCCGCCGGAATGGTGCAGAAATGTCGGTATCCCGTATCTGCTGGGATACTGGCGGGATTGACCCGACCATTGTGTATGAACGCTCGAAAAAGCATGGGCTGTTCCGGGTGATCCCCATTAAAGGGGCATCCGTCTACGGAAAGCCGGTGGCCAGCATGCCACGTAAGCGAAACAAAAACGGGGTTTACCTTACCGAAATTGGTACGGATACCGCGAAAGAGCAGATTTATAACCGCTTCACACTGACGCCGGAAGGGGATGAACCGCTTCCCGGTGCCGTTCACTTCCCGAATAACCCGGATATTTTTGATCTGACCGAAGCGCAGCAGCTGACTGCTGAAGAGCAGGTCGAAAAATGGGTGGATGGCAGGAAAAAAATACTGTGGGACAGCAAAAAGCGACGCAATGAGGCGCTCGACTGCTTCGTTTATGCGCTGGCGGCGCTGCGCATCAGTATTTCCCGCTGGCAGCTGGATCTCAGTGCACTGCTGGCGAGCCTGCAGGAAGAGGATGGTGCAGCAACCAACAAGAAAACACTGGCAGATTACGCCCGTGCCTTATCCGGAGAGGATGAATGACGCGACAGGAAGAACTTGCCGCTGCCCGTGCGGCACTGCATGACCTGATGACAGGAAAACGGGTGGCAACGGTACAGAAAGACGGACGGCGAGTGGAGTTTACGGCCACTTCCGTGTCTGACCTGAAAAAATACATTGCGGAGCTGGAAGTGCAGACCGGCATGACACAGCGACGCAGGGGACCTGCAGGATTTTATGTATGAAAACGTCCACCATTCCCACCCTTCTGGGGCCGGACGGCATGACATCGCTGCGTGAATATGCCGGTTATCACGGCGGTGGCAGCGGATTTGGTGGGCAGTTGCGGGCGTGGAACCCACCGAGTGAAAGTGTGGATGCAGCCCTGCTGCCCAACTTTACCCGTGGCAATGCCCGCGCAGACGATCTGGTACGCAATAACGGCTATGCCGCCAACGCCATCCAGCTGCATCAGGATCATATCGTCGGGTCTTTTTTCCGGCTCAGTCATCGCCCAAGCTGGCGCTATCTGGGCATCGGGGAGGAAGAAGCCCGTGCCTTTTCCCGCGAGGTTGAAGCGGCATGGAAAGAGTTTGCCGAGGATGACTGCTGCTGCATTGACGTTGAGCGAAAACGCACGTTTACCATGATGATTCGGGAAGGTGTGGCCATGCACGCCTTTAACGGTGAACTGTTCGTTCAGGCCACCTGGGATACCAGTCCGTCGCGGCTTTTCCGGACACAGTTCCGGATGGTCAGCCCGAAGCGCATCAGCAACCCGAACAATACCGGCGACAGCCGGAACTGCCGTGCCGGTGTGCAGATTAATGACAGCGGTGCGGCGCTGGGATATTACGTTAGCGAGGACGGGTATCCTGGCTGGATGCCGCAGAAATGGACATGGATACCCCGTGAATTACCCGGCGGGCGCGCCTCGTTCATTCACGTTTTTGAACCCGTGGAGGACGGGCAGACCCGCGGTGCAAATGTGTTTTACAGCGTAATGGAGCAGATGAAGATGCTCGACACGCTGCAGAACACGCAGCTGCAGAGCGCCATTGTGAAGGCGATGTATGCCGCCACCATTGAAAGTGAGCTGGATACGCAGTCAGCGATGGATTTTATTCTGGGCGCGAACAGTCAGGAGCAGCGGGAAAGGCTGACGGGCTGGATTGGTGAAATTGCCGCGTATTACGCCGTAGCACCGGTCCGTCTGGGAGGCGCAAAAGTGCCGCACCTGATGCCGGGGGACTCACTGAACCTGCAGACGGCTCAGGACACGGATAACGGCTACTCCGTGTTTGAGCAGTCACTGTTGCGGTATATCGCTGCCGGGCTGGGTGTCTCGTATGAGCAGCTTTCCCGGAATTACGCCCAGATGAGCTACTCCACGGCACGGGCCAGTGCGAACGAGTCGTGGGCGTACTTTATGGGGCGGCGAAAATTCGTCGCATCCCGTCAGGCGAGCCAGATGTTTCTGTGCTGGCTGGAAGAGGCCATCGTTCGCCGCGTGGTGACGTTACCTTCAAAAGCGCGCTTCAGCTTTCAGGAAGCCCGCAGTGCCTGGGGGAACTGCGACTGGATAGGCTCCGGTCGTATGGCCATCGATGGTCTGAAAGAAGTTCAGGAAGCGGTGATGCTGATAGAAGCCGGACTGAGCACCTACGAGAAAGAGTGCGCGAAACGCGGTGACGACTATCAGGAAATTTTTGCCCAGCAGGTCCGTGAAACGATGGAGCGCCGTGCAGCCGGTCTTAAACCGCCCGCCTGGGCGGCTGCGGCATTTGAATCCGGACTGCGACAATCAACAGAGGAGGAGAAGAGTGACAGCAGAGCTGCGTAATCTCCCGCATATTGCCAGCATGGCTTTTAATGAGCCGCTGATGCTTGAACCCGCCTATGCGCGGGTTTTCTTTTGTGCGCTTGCAGGCCAGCTTGGGATCAGTCGCCTGACGGATGCAGTATCCGGCGACAGCCTGACTGCCGGAGAGGCACCCGCGGCGCTGGCGTTATCCGGTGATGATGACGGACCACGACAGGCCCGCAGTTATCAGGTCATGAACGGCATCGCCGTGCTGCCGGTGTCCGGTACGCTGGTCAGCCGGACGCGGGCGCTGCAGCCGTATTCGGGAATGACCGGTTACAACGGCATTATCGCCCGTCTGCAACAGGCTGCCAGCGATCCGATGGTGGACGGCATTCTGCTCGATATGGACACACCGGGCGGGATGGTGGCGGGAGCATTTGACTGTGCTGACATCATCGCCCGTGTGCGTGACATAAAGCCGGTATGGGCGCTGGCCAACGACATGAACTGCAGTGCAGGTCAGCTGCTTGCCAGCGCCGCCTCCCGGCGTCTGGTCACGCAGACCGCCCGGACAGGCTCCATCGGCGTCATGATGGCTCACAGTAATTACGGCGCTGCGCTGGAGAAACAGGGCGTGGAAATCACGCTGATTTACAGCGGCAGCCATAAGGTGGATGGCAACCCCTACAGCCATCTACCGGGTGATGTCCGGGAGACACTGCAGTCCCGGATGGATGCAACCCGCCGGATGTTTGCGCAGAAGGTGTCGGCATATACCGGCCTGTCCGTGCAGGCTGTGCTGGATACCGAGGCTGCAGTGTACAGCGGTCAGGAGGCCATTGATGCCGGACTGGCTGATGAACTTGTCAACAGCACCGATGCGATCACCGTTATGCGTGATGCACTGGATGCACGTAAATCCCGTCTCTCAGGAGGGCGAATGACCAAAGAGACTCAATCAACAACTGTTTCAGCCACTGCTTCGCAGGCTGACGTTACTGACGTGGTGCAAGCGACGGAGGGCGAAAACGCCAGCGCGGCGCAGCCGGACGTGAACGCGCAGATCACCGCTGCGGTTGCGGCAGAAAACAGCCGCATTATGGGGATCCTCAACTGTGAGGAGGCTCACGGACGCGAAGAACAGGCACGTGTGCTGGCCGAAACCCCCGGTATGACCGTGGAAACGGCCCGCCGCATTCTGGCAGCTGCACCACAGAGTGCACAGGCGCGCAGTGACACTGCGCTGGATCGTCTGATGCAGGGGGCACCGGCACCACTGGCTGCAGGTAACCCGGCATCTGATGCCGTTAACGATTTGCTGAACACACCAGTGTAAGGGATGTTTATGACGAGCAAAGAAACCTTTACCCATTACCAGCCGCTGGGCAACAGTGACCCGGCACATACGGCAACCGCGCCCGGCGGATTGAGTGCGAAAGCGCCTGCAATGACCCCGCTGATGCCGGATACCTCCACCCGTAAGCTGGTTGCGTGGGATGGCACCACCGACGGTACTGCCGTTGGCATTCTGGCGGTTGATGCTGACCAGACCAGCACCACGCTGACGTTCTACAAGTCCGGCACGTTCCGTTATGAGGATGTGCTCTGGCCGGAGGCTGCCAGCGACGAGACGAAAAAACGGACCGCGTTTGCCGGAACGGCAATCAGCATCGTTTAACCTTACCCTTCATCACTAAAGGCCGCCTGTGCGGCTTTTTTTACGGGATTTTTTTATGTCGATGTACACAACCGCCCAGCTGCTGGCGGCAAATGAGCAGAAATTTAAGTTTGATCCGCTGTTTCTGCGTCTCTTTTTCCGTGAGAGCTATCCCTTCACCACGGAGAAAGTCTATCTCTCACAAATTCCGGGACTGGTAAACATGGCGCTGTACGTTTCGCCGATTGTTTCCGGTGAGGTTATCCGTTCCCGTGGCGGCTCCACCTCTGAATTTACGCCGGGATATGTCAAACCCAAGCATGAGGTGAATCCGCAGATGACCCTGCGTCGCCTGCCGGATGAAGATCCGCAGAATCTGGCGGACCCGGCTTACCGCCGCCGTCGCATCATCATGCAGAACATGCGAGACGAAGAGCTGGCCATTGCTCAGGTCGAAGAGATGCAGGCAGTTTCTGCTGTGCTTAAGGGCAAATACACCATGACCGGTGAAGCCTTCGATCCGGTTGAGGTGGATATGGGCCGCAGTGCGGCGAACAACATCACACAGTCCGGTGGTACGGAGTGGAGCAAGCGTGACAAGTCCACGTATGACCCGACCGACGATATCGAAGCCTATGCGCTGAACGCCAGCGGCGTGGTGAATATCATCGTGTTTGATCCGAAAGGCTGGGCGCTGTTCCGTTCCTTCAAAGCCGTCAAGGAGAAGCTGGATACCCGTCGCGGCTCTCATTCCGAGCTGGAGACAGCGGTAAAAGACCTGGGCGAAGCGGTGTCCTATAAGGGGATGTATGGCGATACGGCGATCGTCGTGTATTCCGGACAGTACGTGGAAAACGACGTCAAAAAGAACTTCCTGCCGGACAACACGATGGTGCTGGGGAACACTCAGGCACGCGGTCTGCGCACCTATGGCTGCATTCAGGATGCGGACGCACAGCGCGAAGGTATTAACGCCTCTGCCCGCTACCCGAAAAACTGGGTGACCACCGGCGATCCGGCGCGTGAGTTCACCATGATTCAGTCAGCACCGCTGATGCTGCTGGCTGATCCTGATGCGTTCGTGTCCGTACAACTGGCGTAATCATGGCCCTTCGGGGCCATTTTCTCTCTGTGGAGGAGTCCATGACGAAAGATGAACTGATTGCCCGTCTTCAGGTGCTGGGTGAGCAACTGAACCGTGATGTCAGCCTGACGGGGACGAAAGAAGAACTGGTGCTCCGTGTGGCAGAGCTGGAAGAGGAGCTTGATGACACGGATGACGCTGCCGGTCAGGACACATCTGTCAGCCCGGAAAATGCGCTGACCGGACATGAAAATGAGGTGGTATCAGCGCAGCCGGATACCGTGATTGATACGGCTGCTCTGGTCACGGTCGTGGCACTGGTGACGCTGCATACTGATGCACTTCACGCCACGCGGGATGAGCCTGTGGCATTTGTGCTGCCGGGAACGGCGTTTCGTGTCTCTGCCGGTGTGGCAGCCGAAATGACAGAACATGGCCTGGCCAGAATGCAATAACGGGAGGCGCTGTGGCTGATTCCGATAACCTGTTCGATGCTGCCATTGCCCGCGCCGATGAAACGATACGCGGGTACATGGGAACGTCAGCCACCATGACATCCGGTGAGCTGTCCGGTGCTGTGATACGTGGTGTTTTTGATGACCCT